ATTGCGTAGAAACCAATATTACTAAATTAATGAAATACTCTACATTTAGAGAAGAACTTAATATGTATTTTAGAAACTTTGAAGATCGAGTTAAGGTTGGTGATGATTGGGTGCGCAGTTATTATTCAGGATTTGAGGGTATTCCTAAGTCTACTCCATTTATTCCAGATAAGTCGTACACCATTGAGTTGAGGTCAATTGATCCATCTGTAGAGAGTTCTACATTTGATTATAAGTATAAGGACGCTATTGCGCAACTAGCCAGTAGTTCCGGCACACCGAAACAAAAATGGGTTAATGTAAAGACTACTCTAAAAGATATCGACACAAGTCAGTTACACTACGTTAAAGTTCCCGAGAATCATATTGTCATTGACTTTGATCTCGTTGACGAGGACGGAGAAAAAGATCTTGAGTTGAATATAGAGGCGGCTTCAAAATGGCCTCCCACCTATACAGAGTTGAGTAAGAGTGGTTTTGGTGTTCACTTACACTATTACTATTCTGGTGATGTTAATGAACTTTCCAATATTTATGATGTTGGTATTGAGGTTAAAACTCTATTAGGAGACAGCTCTTTACGACGCCGGCTTTCTAGAGCGAACACTTTAGATATTTCAACAATTAGTAGCGGATTACCAAAAAAGGAAAAACGCATGATTGATAATAAAAGCATTCAAAGTGAAAAAGGTTTACGTGATCTGATTGAGCGGAATCTCAAAAAGGAAATACATCCGGGAACTAAACCATCTGTTGATTTTATTCATAAGATTTTAGAGGACGCTTACAATAACGATATTAGTTATAATGTTACCGATCTAAAACCAAGAATATTAACTTTTGCGGCCAGGAGTAGTAATCAAGCAGCCATCTGTATCAAAACTGTGCAAACCATGCATTTTATGGGTAAGAATGATATGCCTGCGCCAACGAATCTGGACGATAAACCAATTGTATTCTTTGACGTTGAAGTATATTCTAACTTGTTTATGATTTGTTGGAAATACAAGGACAGCAATGTCGTCGTCAGAATGATAAATCCACCACCATCAGAAGTCGAGGCTTTATTTTCGATGAAGTTGGTTGGGTTTAATAATCGAAGGTATGACAATCATATTTTGTACGCCCGATCTTTGGGTTACACAAATCTGCAACTCTACGATCTATCGCAAAAGATAATTGTGGATAATAATTACAATGCAGCTTTTGGTGAGGCTTACAACCTGTCATATGCAGATATTTACGACTTTAGCTCAAAGAAGCAGGGGCTTAAAAAGTTTATGATTGAACTTGGTATTAGTCACATGGAGCTTGATATTCCCTGGGACAAACCAGTACCTGAAGAACTTTGGCCTCAAGTTGAGGAGTATTGCGTGAATGACGTGTTGGGTACAGAGCATGTTTTTAATGCTCGAGCAGAAGACTTTAAAGCCAGAGAAATCTTATCTGAACTTTCTGGACTTACGATTAATCATACAACACAAAATCATACAGCCAAAATCATATTTGGTTCTGAGAAAAGTCCAAAAGATAGTTTTGTTTACACTGATCTTTCTACTATATTTAAGGGGTATACATTTAATGGGAAAGAAAGCTTATACAGAGGAGAAATTGTTGGTGAGGGTGGTTACGTCTACGCCGAGCCTGGTTTCTACGAATCCGTTACACTTTTGGACGTCGCGTCTATGCATCCGACGAGTATCGAGCAGCTTGATTTATTTGGAAAATACACAAAGAACTTTAGTGCCCTTAAAGAAGCACGCTTGGCGATTAAGCATAAGGACTACACAAGAGCCCGTAGTTTACTTGACGGTAAGCTCGCTAAGTTTCTTGAGGGTGCTGAGGATAATCCCGAGAGTAGTGCTGACTTATCATACGCTCTTAAGATCGTCATCAACATTGTCTATGGCCTCACAAGCGCCACATTTGATAGCATATTTAGAGACAATCGGAACAAAGACAACATCGTAGCTAAAAGAGGAGCCTTATTTATGATCGACTTGAAGCATGAGGTTCAATCTCGTGGCTTTAAAGTTGTTCATATTAAGACGGACTCGATTAAGATTCCGAACGCAACACCAGAGATTATTGAGTTTATATTTGACTATGGTAAGAAGTTTGGGTACGACTTTGAGAACGAGGGCACTTACGAAAAGTTCTGTTTAGTAAACGATGCTGTTTATATTGCTAAAGACGGGGATAATTGGACAGCTGTTGGGGCTCAGTTTCAACACCCATATGTTCTTAAGACGTTATTTACTAAAGAACTAACCACATTTGACGACTTCTGTGAGACTAAGAACGTAACGCAAGGCGCTATGTATTTAGATCCTATGGATGCCGAAGATATCAAAGATATGATCCATGTTGGTAGAACTGGTAGTTTTGTACCAGTTAAACATAATGGTGGAAATCTTTGGCGCATCAAAGACGGTAAAAAATATGCGGTAACTGGAACTAAGGGTTATAAATGGATTGATCGAGAGATCGCTAAGAGTAGAGATGCGGCCCATGATCTATTTATAGATATGGATTACTTCGATAGTCTGGCGAAGGAAGCTATTAATACAATAAATAAATTTGGTGACTTTGAACGGTTTAGCGATCCATTTTAATTAGTCGCAGACTATACAAGTACTATAATAGAAGAGAAATAGGTTTTCTTCGGCATAGGGAATTCCGATAAAGAGGAGTTCTCTATGCCTATTATTTTTACAACTTAATGGAGGATAATAATGGTAAGTTTAAATAACATAGAAGACTATAACATGCCAGTGGTGATTTATATTACAGATGCAACATACTCAATGGTATGTGCGTTAAGTGGTAAAAAACTACCAAAGACCATTGTGGATGGTTATATTCGATTTGTTTGGCAAGGCCCAAATAGTTTTGAATTCATGACTGATTACGAATACGAAGAAAAGTACGAAGAAGTTGTTAGTGTCGGAACCGTTATATTCTTAGCATCGAAAGGCTGAACATGAGTAAGGATCTTTTAGTACTTAAGGTTATGAGAGAGAAGAAATGGTCACGTCGTTTCGCCACAGAGTATGTAATGGAGCGGACGTATAATGGCCTATCGCATAGTCAAGCTTTTCAGGCCGCTATGCGATCTAAATACATCAAAGAACAAGACAAACCAAAAACATTTAATTAAGGAGATAATTATGGCTGAGGCCAAAACATTTATGGTTGAAGACGCTACACTCGTTTTCAAGAATTTTGCAGGTAAGGAGGATAAATATAACCGTGCTGGGGATAGAAACTTCAGCGCACTCCTGCCGACAGACGTGGCAACCCAAATGGAAGCAGATGGGTGGAATGTCAAGTGGCTGCGACCACGTGAGGAAGGAGAAGAACCTACTGCCTATATTCAGGTAGCCGTGAACTACAAAAACCGACCACCACGCATTGTAATGATAACATCAGCTGGACGCACACCGATCAGCGAAGAAATGGTAGAGACTCTTGACTATGCTGATATTTCGCTAGTTGACTTGATTGCTCGTGGCTACGAGTGGGATGTCAATGGTAAAAAGGGCATCAAAGCATATTTGCAGTCGATGTTCGTCACAATTCAAGAAGACCTGTTAGAGCAAAAGTACGGCTTAATCGCCGAAGATGATGAAGAATAAAAGGAAACCATTATGTCAATCAACTATAACACATTCGTGCGAAAGCCTTTTAAGGTTGAAGCTGTCGAAATCACAGAAGAAAATATCGCTGAGATTGCTCCTCTAATTGGAGAACTTCGGGAGCGAGAGGACGATAAGACAAAGTTTATCTATGTCGACCGTCGCTTGGTACCGAACATCTGGCGAGTATATCCAGGATTCTTCATGACGAAGATGGGCGACAATATCCGTTGTTACTCGCGTCGTGTATTCCTGGAGCAGTTTGTTCTAACCGATGACAGCATTGATCAATGGTGCACCTATATTGACGGTCTAACTCCTCAGGGAGAGTGATCGCAATAATTACAATGCCTATAATAGAAAGAACGATAGAACAACAACATATTCTATAAAGGTAACATACCTATGTTCTTTCTTTTTTTATCAACTATATTAATGGAGGATAATTATGAAGTGTAGTGAATGCAATGAAAAATCTATAATTGGGAGAAATCTTGATTTAGGGGGAAACTGGTACTATTGTGCTAAGCATGCTTTAGAGCACTTAGCAGTAGCTCTTTGGAGTCCTGTAGATTTAATGCAACTAGAATTAGATTCTGATGAGGATATGATTCGAGAAGGTACACATAAGTTATTTGAATTAGTTGAAAAAGAGTTGACTAAGCAACTATAAATAGGCGTTAGGCTTAGTGCGGGGGGTCGGAGAAATCCACCCCCATCGACTGAGAAGGTACTCAGAACATTTTTAGTATTGATCCGCTAAAGATGAAGTAAACAAAAAACCGCTTACTGATGGCTATGTGACTTCCTAGCGTAGCCGTTTAAGAATTAATGGAAGATTCTTAAACTAGTTAAGGACACTTATAGTCGTGCAGTTTGATGCACACTATAAGTTAACCCGTCCTGAGCAATGACATTAAACTGCTCACTTTCTCAATAATAACAACTAATAAAAGGAGAAATATGATTAATAGAAATGACTTAAAGAACGGAATCTTTCACCATAAGTGCGAAATGCAAGGATGCGATCGTAATATTATCTATGATGATGAACCATTTTGTTTTACGCATTCACCTGATGAGGGTTCTTCTGTTCGCGGATATTCCGCGTTTGAAGGCCGCGCATTGACGGGTATTAAGTATATTTGCCAATTCCCGGATTGGGACGGTTTCATGGATGGTCAGTTAGTGACTTATAATGGAACCTTCGACCTTGATTTTGTTGATGTCAATCACAAGGACGAGGACTATAATGAAGATATTGTGCTAGATCCTTTCACAGAGGAGTCTGCACGAGCATATTTGGTTAATAAAGGCTACGGAAACGTGGAGTTTATTTACTAGGGTTTCCCTCACACCCCCAAAGAGGGAACGCCCTGAGCATGGCGTAAAACTGCTCGCTTTATTTAAAAACTCATAATTATACTTACTAAAGGAGAAATAATGAATATTGTACATGAAGAAGTTAAGGATATTTTGTTTGGAATTGATCTAGACTATGTGGTATTTGATAGTTTAGATTCGATTATTTTGAAGAAAATGGGGTCTTCCTGTCAGCATCAACCAAATCAGACGTCCGACTGGTATTGGTATGAGACCGATGGTATTTTTATTGATGAGGTAAACCCTAAAGAGGTAATACTACTACATCAAGGTTATTTTGAGTGTGTTAGAGAAGCCAAACAACACGAATACTTCAACGCAAGTTACGCCATTCAGTGGCAACAACACAAACCAACTATCATTTATATTGATGAGTATCGATTCAATAACAACTCCATCAAAGACCTACGCAAATGGATCGATGATATTCATCTTGAACAGATTAAGCGTAAAAAAAATCAAGACACACCGATTGAAGAGCTCATTGAAGACGCTATAAAAAGAATGGATAAATAATGGATAACTTAGTAAGTTCAACAGAGATTAGATTAATAATTCAACATAATCCTAATGTGAAGAAGCGATTCAAAGTTCTTGATATTTCAGAACTTAGAGAAGACGTACAAATGCTAACTAAGTGCTCATTTGCTGATGCGCTTGGTATTACTAATAAAATTATCGATGAGGTTGAGTTTTATTTAAACTCCACTTCGTATGAAGTCCAAGCATTCAAAGACCGTGTCATAACGGAAGTAGAAGCTGTTAATTCTAACTTCGATGCTCTATATTATCTGCTTCAGGGGTTCTCGAAAGAGATTGAAAGCCAGAGGACTAAGTGAGTCACATCGATTACTATATTCCAACAGACTTCAATCCAGGAACGCTTCATCCATTGAAGTGCTTATGGATTGCTAGGAAATATCAACATCTTGTTCGGGAGTACTATGAGCAGGACTTACTAGTCGACGATGTTATGCGTCGCGCAATGGATCAAATTAAGATTGATCTTGACCTACTAGACGAAGAAGCAACACATGCCATATCTATTGGTATGTACATTCATGACTACATTATTTTAGAGAACATGACAAAAGAAGCGTTGGAGCAGTATGACACGGCTCTGCATGAAGAGGCATTTCTTATGAGTATAAGTATTAACGATACTTCAAAAGATGTTTAAGAAATACAGTTTCTCCATTCTGTAAAAATGGAACATGTGTGTATCTGGTGATTGCGTATATTTTAGATGTAGATAACGAGGTTATCATTAGGCTTAGCATTCGCGAAAGCATTTATTCTTTAATATACTGTTTAAGGGTTCGATTCCTTTAGCACACACTCTACAATAGAAACCCGAAACAGAAGTAGGGATTCAGAAAGGTAATAATGGGAGATTGTGATTTTCCTGGAATGCATTGTACACAGGTCACCGAGTGGGACCCAACAGCATATATTGCTGTAGGTATGATTATAATTATAGGCATTCTATTGGTTAAGAAGATTACATCTATGATCAGAAACAAATAGGAGCAATATGAAACATTCAAAGCAATATGTGCTTGATCATGCTAGAAGTATTTTAATAGCAGCAAATCTGTTATTTCTATTACTTCTATCATATTTAAGCGTAACTCAAGTACAAGCAAAAGAAGTAAAACCGGAATCTAAGGGTGTTATTACAAACTTTATTCCAGTTATACAAGCAACTCAAAGTACATCTACAACAAGTACTACAACGTCTACAACATCGACGTTGCCGGATTTATCAGATGTCGACTGGGTCGGTCTAGCGCAGAACACATACGGTAAATGCGGAGAATGGTACACAACTGCTATATCTGTAGGATGGCCCCCTGAAGAGTGGGAACGACTACAACAAATTATCTGGCGCGAGTCTCGTTGTAAAGCAAATGCTTTTAACGGTTCAGACGCCGGCCTAGTACAGATCAACAAAGTTCACTCGAAGTGGATGTCCGACTTTGGATATTCATTCCCGAATGATATGTTTACCCCAGAAAAGAATTTGACCTTTGCCTTGGCATTGTGGAAGAGTTCTGGATGGGGACCTTGGCGGTTCTCTGGAACCACCTGGGAGGGCTAAATCTATATCACCTGAGCATGTGACTAAACTGCTCGCCCTACAAGGACTATATTTTTTACCGAAAGGATATCATGGAAGAAGCAATTCTAAAGTTAACAAATGAACTAAAGCGTGATAGAAGTGTTAAACTTAAAATGCTTGGCGCTGTTATTGTGTGCGCATATCTATACCAGAAATCTTTTAAGAAGATCGCTAAGTCACTAACCGTCAAAGTTATTAACGACGAAGAACGCGCGCAAGCTTATGCATACGCCAAGTATTACGAAACATATAATAAAGCATTGATGAGGTTGTTCGAAGACGGGGTTGATGACGTCTCTCAAGAGGCTCTGAACGCTTACAATGCAGAGATTGAATTCCTAGATCTAATGTTTAATAATGACTTAGATTAATGGTTTGGGGTGATAGCTCAGTTGGTCAGAGCGTGGAACTCATAATTCCTTGGTCGTGGGTTCAAGTCCCACTCGTCCCACTTTAAGTATAAACGTCGCAGAAAACACAACGCCTTTAATAGGAAACTATTAATTGGAGGATAATTATGAATGAAGAAAAAGATTTAGAAATTGGAGAATTAATTGAGGAGTTGAAGGTTTTGGTACGAGAGTTTCGTACAAAGAAACAAGAGTCAGCTACTGAATTAGATGGAATTGAATCTAAGATTGAAAAGATAAATGAAATAATTATCAGTAAAATGAATAATGAATGAAGGATTAAGCCCCTTAAACAAGGGCTTTCTCTTTTTTAGGTATAAAGGTCGCAGACTATACAGCCCCTATAATAGAGAGTAATCGACAAAGGAGAAAATTATGTTTAAGAACAAAAAGAATGAAGCAGCATTATCACAACAAGAAAATTTATTAAGAATAGCAGAAAGAATAAATAGAATTGTATTTGATGACGTTTTAGAATTAAACGCAGAAGATAAAAGAAAAATAGTCGAGCATTTAGAAATAATGACAAGATTTGCAAAAACGCAAACAAAGGATTGAACCCCTAACAAGGGTTCTTTTCTTTTTTAGGTATAAACGTCGCAAAGGATACAACGCCTATAATAGGAAGTAAACAACAAACTTAATGGAGGATTATAATGAATAATAGAACAAAAAGTAATGTAGCTGTGTATTCACAACTTGCATGTTTAGTGGCACTCTTCTACGGACCATCAATAGTAGAGGGAACGAAGAAGGCTGCAACTAAAACAAAGAAGGTTGTCAAGACAAGCTACAAAACTGCTAAATGGAAAATTTATGATAAGAATAAAATGAAAAAAGAAGTTGAACTACTGGAACAAATGTGGAGTAATTCACAATAAAGGACTGAACCCCTAACAAGGGTTCTTTTCTTTTTTCAACTTAAAGGAGAATAATGGATAAAGTTAGAACATATTTCAAACTATGGTGTGGTCATATTCAGATGCGTAGAGTCGAAGGCGTTAAGTACGGAGAGACTCAAACATATTGTACACGGTGCGAAGCTCTTCGTACGGTTGTGCGAATGAGTAGTAGTAGGTTTGACTAATGGAACTTATGCCGCATCAAAAGAAAGCAGTGGATCAACTAAGTAATGGAAAGATATTGTATGGTGGAGTTGGTACCGGGAAATCTTTAACGGCATTAGCATATTATCTTAAAGCGGAATCACCTAAGGATATTTACATCATCACAACAGCTAAGAAACGTGACAGTCTGGAATGGGAGCGCGACGCTGCTAAGTTAGGTATCGGTCCTCGCGTAGGTGCAACCGTTGCTGGACGATTGATTATTGACTCTTGGAATAATATTGGTAAGTACATCGGAATCGAAGATGCTTTCTTTATATTTGACGAGCAGCGATTAGTCGGTAGTGGCGCTTGGGTTAAGTCTTTCCTAAAGATCGCTAAGAGCAATGCGTGGATATTACTCACGGCAACTCCGGGAGATACTTGGTTAGATTATATTCCAGTGTTCATTGCTAATGGGCTTTACAAGAATGCTACACAGTTCAAACGCGAGCATGTTATTTACGCGCACTATGTCAGCTTTCCTAAAGTCTTACGATATATCGGTGAGGGTACACTCGAGAAGTATCGTAACATGTTACTTGTCGAGATGCCTTATATTAAGCATACGACGCGCAACATGCAGAATGTTTTAGTAACTTATGATCAACAAAATTATAACAAAGTAATTAATGATCGTTGGAATATATATGAGGATCGTCCAATTAAAGATGTTAGTGAGTTATTTAGAACAATGCGCAAACTGGTCAATAGTGATCAGTCGCGTGTGGACGCACTAACGGATTTACTTAAAAAGCATCCGAAGATTATCGTATTTTACAACTTCGATTATGAGTTGGAAATCCTTAGAACCTTTCACTGGATTACTAAAGTAGCCGAGTGGAATGGTCATAAAAAGGAGCCGATTCCAGAGAATGACTCATGGATTTACCTAGTTCAGTATATTGCCGGAGCCGAAGGATGGAACTGTATCGAGACGGATTGTATGGTATTTTGGAGTCTTTCATATTCTTGGAAGAACTTTGAACAAGCCCAAGGACGCATCGATAGGTTAAATTCTCCGTTTACGGAACTATATTATTACACTTTTACATCGAATTCACAGATCGATAAGGCTGTAAAAAAAGCTCTAGGAGATAAGAAGATATTCAATGAGGGGCAGTTCTTCAGTGATGCTATGTGGTTTGTTGATATTTGACAAGAGGTTTGACACGTTAAAAAACACCCCCCACCTGGTGTTATGTACATATTTGGACTTTTGTGTCGCGTGTCAAACTCTCTTCAACAAAACTCTTATATGCTTTAACATTATACTTACTATATACGCGGATGAGAGATAAGTATAATAGTATATATTACAAATAGTTTTTTACACACAATATTTATGACATTTGACACAGAGAGGTAATCATGCAAACATTCGCTCCTGAGGGACAAGATATTCACCTAGGGTTCCAACGTTTAGATTATAGGCGTTTAGGAAAGCAAAGAGTGGAAGCCTGGCAGATTTTAAATAGTATTAGAGGTATTGATAATTATGGTAACAGATTAGAAACTCGAGGCTGGATATCTCACCCCGCAACTAAGATGTGGTCTGAGTATCCTAGAGCTTTAGCATATTACGGTATAGCTTGTTGCGAAGAATGGTTACATAGAGGATATCGAGATTCCTTACTGGAACGTTTTGGTGATGTCTATGAGTTATTAAAATTCGAAGATCCAACACCTCCTATATTTTTAGATGACATTAAAGAATCGCATAGATCAAACTTAATTAGAAAGTATCCCGAATTTTACTCAGCGTATTGGCCGGACACGTCTGATGACTTACCCTACTACTGGCCGCGATTGGAAAGACATGAACCAAGAATTTATTGAAGCCTGGAAAACTATAGAAGAGTTTCCAAACTACGACATTAGTAATTATGGAAACATCGCTAATAATTTTAATGAAGTATTATTAGAAGTAAGTAAAACAAAACAAGGAGCATTAAAAGTTGGTCTCGTCAAAGATGGGAAGCAGTATACCAGATCTATTAAAGTTCTAGTAGCCGAAGCTTTTGTTAAGGGACAAACTGATATATTTGACACTCCTATATTATTAGATGGTAATCAATCAAATTGTAGCGCTTGGAATATTGAGTGGCGACCACGTTGGCATGCCTGGAACTACGCATACCAGTTCAATGATATTAAAGAATTTTATTATATGGGTCCGGTACTTGAGTTAGATTCAGATGGAATAATTTTAAGAGCATACAAACATATAGTAGACGCAGCTGTAGATAATGGAGTTTTATTTTCTGATGTCTGGAAGTCAATACATACAAAAAGAGAAACGTTCCCTACCGGACAGATATTTACATTAGCCGATAAAGTATAAACCTGGTGTGTTTACAAGGGCTATAATAGAGAAGAACCGCATTTTAAGCGGTTTCTATATTTTTTGCGAGGTGTCTATGAAAGAAAGAGACTATCAAGCAAGCCTAATTAAACGATTAAATAAAAGATATAAAGATTGTCTTATTATGAAAAATGACTCTGGGTACATTCAAGGTATTCCAGACTTGACAGTTTTATATAATGGGTTATGGGCAATGTTAGAAGTTAAAGCAAACTCTGAGGCGCACACTCAACCTAATCAAGACTATTATGTTGATCGATTGGATACAATGTCGTTCGCGGCATATATTCACCCGGACAATGAGTCAGAAGTGATTCGTCTACTAGATCAACATTTTGGTAGGTAACCGATGGACAACGAAAAATTAAACTTAGAAAAGGCGATACAAGTAAACAACACTTCTAAAGCTGAGATCAAAAAAATACACAACCATCCAAAAGGGTGGGAACCATCGTTTGAGTGGAATGGTAAAGATGGTGTTGTTGTAACACTATTACCAGACGACAGAGAATTATATTCAAGTCTATGGGATGAAATAATTAAAGACTGGGGATTAGACCCGAGTTTAGTAGCCATAGATCAAAGTTCGATCCAAATTCGAGGATGGGACGCAAACGTTTCTGAAGGAACTGGAAACGAAAAAGTAACCTATGTGAAGCGCATGCGCTACTACAAGGCAAACATTATTTTAAGAGAGACACTAGAAAACCGATTAGACGTAGATAATTTAATTAGTGATATTAAGAAAAAGTCTAAAGTTACTAAAAAGACGATTAAATCAGATGGTATATTTGACTTGATAGTTTGTGTAAGTGACTGGCAAATCGGAAAAGGTGAAGGTGATGGTTCGTCCGGATCAGTTGACAGAATAATGGAAAGCCTTTCAAATTTAGTAAATCATATAAAAGAACTTAAGAAACTAAATCGTCAACCTAGAAACATTTATATTCTAGGAATGGGAGACTTAGTTGAACAGTGTTCAGGTCATTACGCAATGCAAACATTTCAGATAGACTTAGATCGTCGCCAACAAATGCAAGTTGTTCGTAGGCTTTTATTAGAATACGTAGACTCGTTATTTCAACTATGTGAAGAGCTTATATTAATAGCTGTTCCTGGAAATCATGGCGAAAACAGAATTAACGGTAAAGCGTTTACAACATTTACTGACAATGATGATTTAGCAGTTTTCGATAACATATTTGAAATAGTAAACTCTAACAAAGAACGCTATGGTAACGTTCATGTTAAATTAGCAAATAGTCTATCAACAACCTTTGAGGTATGCTCTAGCGATGACTCTCAGGGTATTATTATTGGTTTAACACATATGCATGCTGGGAGGTCTGGTAAAGATCCGAGAGCTAAAGTTATAAATTGGTGGAAAGGACATGCTCTTGGTAGAGGAGATGTTCATGATGCCGATATTCTAGTTACAGGTCACTATCATCATTTAATGATAGACGAATCAAGTGGTCGGACATGGTTCCAATGTCCAGCACAAGATCCAGGATCTGCTTGGTATGAAGAAATGACAGGTCAACATAGTCCTAATGGATTACTAGTATTTTCAGTTAGTCATGAATTTAACGCTAGAAAATGGGGCGATTTAAAACTATTATAGAATATGGGGTTTTATGGACTTTACTCGCAAGCCTGAATTAGAAGGTCAACATGCATTTTTAAGCCCAAGTAACTATCATTGGATAAACTATTCTTATGAAAAGTTAGAAGAGCGATATAATACAGCAATGGCAGCTAGGCGTGGGACTGAGTTACATGAGTTTGCGCATCAAGCTGCTAAACTAGGAATCAAATTACCTAAGTCTGAAAAAACACTTAATATGTATGTCAATGATATAATCAGTTATAAGATGTCGTGTGAAGTACCTTTATATTACTCACCGAATTGCTTTGGTCATGCCGATGCAATATCGTTTAGGAATAATAAACTAAGAATCAGTGATTTAAAAACTGGAGTAACTAAAGCATCGCACACACAACTAGAAGTATATTCAGCATTGTTCTGCCTACAATACATGATAGAACCACATGATATATTTATAGAATTAAGAATCTACCAGAATGATGAGATAAGTTACTACGAACCAAACCCAGAACATATCTCACATATAATGGAAAAAATTGTAGATTTTGACTTAAAAATTGAATCATTTAAAGTTGGAGGTTTTTGGTGAAAGTTGACGAAAAGTATTTAGCGCATTATGGCATTTTAAGAAAGTCTGGAAGATATCCTTGGGGGTCGTCAAGTAATCAATCAACAAGAAATCGAAGCTTTTTAGACTATGTTGATGATTTAAGAACTAGACTCGGATATAGTGAAGTACAAATTGCTGAAACAATAGGTATATCTACAACACAACTTAGAGCAGCAAAAACAATCGCTAAAGCAGAGCAAAAACAATCAAACATAGCTATGGCCCAAAGACTTAAAGATAAAGGAATGGGTAATGTTGAAATTGGTAAAAGAATGGGTATCAATGAGTCGTCAGTAAGAGCTTTGTTAAAGCCAGGCGAACAAGATAAAGCTGATGTTTTAATGACGGTATCTAATATGCTTAAAGACGAAGTTGCGCAAAAGAAATACTTAGATGTTGGAACTGGTGTTGAGCAACATATAGGTATTAGCGAGACTAAACTAAAAGCAGCTGTAGCGAAGCTTCAAGAAGAAGGATATTCTGTTGAATATATAAAAGTACTTCAGTTAGGTACTGGTAAAGAAACAACAGTTAAAGTTTTAATTGGCCCAGAAACAACATGGTCGGAACTTAACCGAAACAAGAATGAAATTCAGCAGATAATGTCATATTCTAACGATAACGGTAGAACCGTATATGGTATACTACCACCAAAAGCGTTTGACTCTAACCGACTTCAAGTTAGATATGCTGAAGAAGGCGGAAGAGATGCAGATGGTGTTATTTATGTCAGACCAGGTGTAGATGATATTTCCATAGGTGGATCTATGTATGCACAGGTTAGAATTCAAGTAGATGGAACACATTATATTAAAGGTATGGCAATGTATAAAGATGATCTTCCCGATGGGGTCGATCTATTATTTAATACTAATAAAAGCAATACTGGAAACAAACTAGATGCTCTTAAACCACTAAAAGAAGATTCAGCTAACCCATTTGGAACTCTAATAGACAGACAAATCATATCTAGAGACGCTGATGGTAAAGAGATTGTAACATCAGTTATGAATCTTGTTCGTGAAGAAGGAAGCTGGGCTAAATGGTCAAAGAGCATATCCCCGCAAGTGCTATCTAAACAATCACCAACATTAGCTAGAACTCAATTAAATATGACGTATGAGGCAAGACAAAAAGAGTTAAATGATATTTTAGCCCTTACAAACCCAATCGTAAAGCAAAAATTATTATTAGAATATGCCGAAAGCGTTGATTCAGCTGCTGTTTATTTAAAGGCGCAAGCACTACCACGCCAAGCGACTCATGTTGTTTTACCAGTCGAAAGTCTTTCAGAAAACGAAGTATATGCTCCAAACTATTTAAACGGCGAAAGAGTTGTCCTAATCAGATATCCTCATGGCGGTATATTTGAAATACCTGAATTAACAGTTAATAACAATCATCCAGAATCTAAAAAGCTTTTAGGTGATGCTAGAGATGCTGTTGGTATTAATACTAAAGTTGCTGAAAGATTATCAGGAGCAGACTTTGATGGTGACACTGTATTGGTTATTCCGAATAATCAAAACAAAATAAAAACATCTCCTGCTTTAGATGGTCTTAAAAACTTCGACCCACAAAGAGCGTATCCTGGGTATCCGGGTATGAAAAAGATGACCAATACACAAACTGAAATGGGTAAGATATCTAACTTAATTACGGACATGACGCTTCAAGGCGCCCCCCATAGTGAAATTGTTAGAGCTGTTAGACACTCAATGGTTGTTATTGATGCTGAAAAACATGGCTTAAACTATAAAGAATCAGCTGCTGTGAATGGTATCAAAGAACTACAAAAAAAGTATCAACCAGATGGTGGTGCATCTACTATAGTATCTAGAGCTAAAGGTCAAGTCCGCATACCTGAGCGAAGAGAAAGACGTGCCTCCGAAGGTGGACGTATCGATCCTGAAACTGGAAAGATTGTTTATGTTGAAACAGGTAATGTGTCTTGGCGAACAGGTAAACTTATAACGACAAAAGAGCAACGTTTAGCAGTTACTGAAGATGCATTTAAACTATCCTCAGGTACACCGATGGAAAACTTATATGCATCGCAATCTAATAGACTCAAAGACCTAGCTAATAAAGCTAGGAAAGAATCTCTTAATATTAGTAATACTAAATGGTCAGAGTCTGCTAAGAAAGTCTATGCAAGTCAAGTTACATCACTAGATAATAAATTAGCACTAGCCATTAGAAACCGCCCCCTAGAAAGACAAGCACAGATAATAGCGAACGGCATCATCACACAGAAGAAGCAGTTCGAACCTAACATGCCTGACGATAAGTTAAAAAGAGTTAAAACTCAAGCGTTAGAACAGGCTAGAACTGTTACTGGAGCCCATAAAAGCAAGATTGTAGTCACCCAGGATGAATGGAATGCCATACAAGAAGGTGCTATTTCAACAACTAAACTTAGGACAATACTAGATAATGCTGACATGGATGTAGTTAAAGAGCTGGCCACACCAAGGACAAAGCTTTTAATGACAAACACTAAAGTCACTAGAGCTAAGTCAATGCTAGAGTCTGGTTACACTAGAGCTGAAGTTGCTAGCGCTCTTGGTGTCTCGCTAAGCACTTTAGATGAGGTTACTAATGCCTAACTATAAAGTATCAATCGATAAACTAAGAAAGTGTAGGATCTAATGATTAAAGCAATGTTAACAACAGTAGACAATCCTCACAATCCGTTTGACAACTTTAGAGCTTGGTACTCTTGGGATGTTTCTGCTGGGTACTACTCCGGTAACGTACTAGCTAGTATGGTTGCTACTTCATATGAATTAAGTGAAGAACAACAAAATCAAGCGAACACAGATGCTATCGATGATATAGTTAAAGAAAATGTCACAGGAAAATATAAAAAAGTAACACGATATATTCCTGATTAAAATAATTTCTGGAGATGAGTAGGGGGAGGGGTCTATAAAATGAAACCCCCCCTATACAT